AAATTCTTTAAGTGGACCCGGTACTTTGTCATAGAAAGTCATGTAACTTTCATAGGCTTTTGTTACCGATTTAATGGCATTCGCAAAAGTTTCCATCGCATCAGCCATTTTTTGTAATGTTGTAATTCCTGATTCAGCATCGGGGCTGTTGATTTCTGCAAACAAACCCGAAAAGGCATCTGCAACTGCTCTCAATGCACCGCCAAGGCTGTTGGCACCATTGCCCTCAAAGTCACCTGCAAGTTCTCTGGCTCGGTTGCTTAGGCCCTCTGGATCCTCGCCACTAAAACCCTTGGCAAGATCCATGACCATTGTTAAAAGTTTGCCCATAATCGGCAAAACTCTTGCGCCAATCGATTCTTGAAACTCGCCTAGGCGTTCTTTAAGAATTGCCATTTGCCCGGCATAAGTTTTCGCTGCTGTCGCGGCACTGCCAGCAAACTCTTTGGACAATTCCCCAACCCAGTCAATACCAGCTGCTCCAAGTTCGTTAACAATTTCTTGTTGCGCTGCGACCTTTTCTTGGGATTTGACATACTCTTCGCTGCTTGGCCCAAAATCTCTCAAATTATTATTAAGATCAGTTTGCATTTTTGCTAATTTGGCGTTTTCTTTAGTGTATTCTTTAGCGTTTTCAGCGTTATCGCCGAGAGTAATGCCCAATTTTTTGAGTGCCATAAATTGGCCGTCATTGGCCTTGGCCAAAGCCATAACAACTGTTTCGTAATCCTTGCCCGTACCAGCTGCAATTTCAGTTGCTAGGGTGCTTAATCGCTGAGCTTCTGTCAGGTCTTTAGTTGACCTAACCAGTCTTGCCAATCCGACACGCTGGGCAGTATCGCTGACACCTGTTCTAAATTGGGTGCTGGTGATGTATTTTTCATTGGCTTCAATTTGTTCATTGGTTGCATCAATGACGTTTTTCATTGTGTTGACTAATGTTGCTTGGCTTTTCTCATCTTCAACGGCAGCTTTGACACCATCGATGCCTAACTTAATGGCATAAGCACCAGCGGCGGCAGCTGCAACGGTAAAAGCGGCAGCAGCCATTTTGCCATATTTGGTGACGCTCTTTGTGAAACCCCTAGTGTCGTTGTCGGCTTGTGCCAGGCTACGGCCAAACTGATCGACATCAGCGAGCAGATTAAGTTTCAGAGTTCTTACATCAGCCAACTTGATCCCATGCCTTAATAACGTGTTTTTCTACTGACATTTTCCAACGGCGAGTAAGTTCAGGTTGAATCTCTTTAAGTTTCTTAAAAATGCCATAGCCCATGTTTCCACGACCTTGTGGGGCTGATCGTTCTGGGAATCTGCGACCGCCATTTTCAAAAGGTGCAGGGCCACCAAACTCTGACCCAAACAAAACTTGACCAGATACCGCGCCACCGCTAAATCGATTCTTGTTGCCACCGATTGTCACGTTTGGAATCCGATCCTTATTGGCTCGAATAGTTGCCGCTACCTTTTGGGCTTGGGCTGGATACGGGTTCATGGTGTAACTGCTTTGCAATTCGGTTGCCGACCATGCGCTGATAGATGTGACTTCATCTTTAAGAGATTGCTTTGCGCCCTCATCCATGTCGCGCAATGCTTTGTAAAGCCCACGCAGATCACTTTGATCGGGTTGAATCTTGACCGTTACTTTATCAGCCATGACCATTCCTCTCTGTTATCAGCTGCAAGGCTGTGTTGATGTCAGCGAGTGACCATTGCATCAAATCAACCATTGGGATGCCGGTCGATACTGCTATCCGCACCAGCACATCCCTTAGTTCTCTTTTGGGCTTTCCTGAACCACCTCAAAGGTTTCAAACTCATTGGTGACCCATGCTTGCTGGTTTGGCATCTTTGTATGTCCTAGGGCCTTGGCGGCCTTGTAAAGCATACAAGTAATTACATCCAGCGAGCCTTGGCTCATTTTCTCCGCTGCCTGGCTAACCGTGTAACCGAGTTCACGTTCAATCTCGATCCACAACCAAGCGTTGTCGTCACTCACTATGTAGTTATTGCCCTGTTTTGTTGTAACTGTGTATTCCATAATGGTTGCCCTGTTCTATTCGTTAAGCCCGAGCGACTGTTCCATCCTCAACAACAAAGCTGAGGCTGGTAGTTAATACGTCAGTGGCCGCGCCACCAACTGTTGGGAATACTGGAAAAACTGACCCAGTGAATGTGTCGCCGTTTACATCAAACGAGAATGCCAACGATGTATCTGGCGCGCTGTTCGCTGCATCCCAAAGCGCGCTGATGATTCCAGCTGATGATGAGTCGTCTAGGTATAGTTCCACGTTTAGTGTGGCGGTCTTATCCACGGTCTTGTAAGCGCGACCAGATAGGACTTCAAGTACCTGCTGGTTGTTTTCGCGCTCTAGTGTGACTGTTGATGCTTGGTCTGCGTATGAAACCGAGTTGATGCTCAGAGTCAGATTCCGACCAGTGATGTATGTTGCTGGCATGACTTGCCTTTCCTAGTTGGTTGTGACCATCTCGATGTTGAGTTGGCTGATGAGCATATCGGCATTTCCGATCTGCGTAACTGTCGGTTGCGACCATCCACCAAGGAACGAAATGTTATTGGCTAGTAGATCGGTTACTGACAAAATTAAGGTTTCCAAGTTTGCCAAAGCCGCTTGGTTGTCGGCTGCGTTGACTATGCAAGTGATGTCAAAGCGCACATGAATACGCGCCCCACCGATTGCGCCAACGGTCATGTAAGGCGATCCAGGCACAAGCACAATGGCTGGCGGTGTGATGTTTTCATTTGGCCATGCGTAAACTACCCGACCAGCAGCTGCGAGAGTGCTGGCAAGGTTTGCCCGGTATGTGGCGAGATTAGCCAACGTAACCCCTCGTATCCAGGTGCTTGCCTAATAGGCCAGATACCCGAGTCAGCATTGAGCGACCCAATCGGTATGGCGCTGGGGATTGAAAGTCCACACCTTGCTGGCCAAGTGTGCCAGTGCGTGTAATCCAAATGTCGCAAGCGATCGCAAGACAAGCCTCTGAAACTTCTGGGTATCCACTGTCATACAAAGTCGCTTGGCTAGTCAATAATGCACGACCATTCGGAATGACTGATCGCTTTGTGATATTTGCGTTAGTTATTGCAGCTTCAAAAAATGTCACGCCGTATTCGTCATAGCCGACCTTAGTCACGGTGCGTGATCCGTCAAACGGTGCGCCACACTTGCTGACGGTTAATGCTTGGCCAACCACGAATGTGTTGTCGTAGCAGTAAAAGCGAGCAACATTGTTTGTTAGAGACACGCCAGCAATAGACACATCGTCAAAAATTAAATAGGAAAGCAAAATGTTTTCGGCTGCATCCACAACCTCTTGCACAATAGCGTCGGCGTAAATGTCGCCAATACCTAAAACGGCTTTTAACTCGCTGATCGTAATCAGTGCCACTTTAATCTCCTATCGTGTAAGTGTGTGGGGGACACAGGGCCGCATCCCCCACACTTCTAACTAACGCTGACTTAGGTCAGGTTAAAGCGACGAACTCCACCGGCAACCAAAACGCCAACGGCTAAGTAACCGTAAAGCATTGTTTCGATTTCTCCTGATGTGACCACGTTTGTGGACATACGCAAGATTGGTGATTCGTAGATTGCAACGGATGATGGGGTCACAATGAATGCCGACTCATCGATTGTTGTTGCAACTGCGTTTGGATCTACATACAGATCTAGGCCAAGTACGTTGCCGCGTAGGCTTTGTGGGCCAGCAACTCCGCCGTTGTTCTGTGGATTGTATGCGTTGTAGATTGGGCGACCAGTTGTATCGGTTGCACCCATTAGCAATGACCACTGGGATGTGCCAGCGATGTACGCGCTTGGTAGTTCACCTGTTGCTAGGTAAGCAGCTGGTGCTTCGGTTGATACATAGGAAATAATGCCAGCGGATGTTGCTGCGACTGCGGTGGCCTGTGTGCCACCTGCGGTTAGTGCTGCGATTACAGCTGCATCAGTTGCCTTGTTGTAGGCGCGTGTCATGTTGTCGACCATTGCCTGGAAAAAGTCTGGGGATGAACGCTCTAGTAGTTCTACCGAGTAACGCTGCATTCCAGCAAACTTGTTTACATCCAAGTTGACGTAACTGGAGATGATTCCAGTTTCTGATGGGCCAGCACCTTCGTTGGTGTCAGCTACTGTGCCACTTGTTGTGATTTTTGGATGGCTGATAACCATGCCTGATGCAGTGATGGCGCGTGATCCGATTGCATCGATGGCTGGGCGTGAGCCAATGGATGTGTCGATAACGCTGTTTACATACTGCACTGGGGTGAACGCTGGGTTCGTGCTGAATGAGTCATCGGCTGCCATAACATACTGGGCTGAATCATGGTTGCCCATTTTGGCCTTGATGCTGTGTTCCAAGTATGAGGCTTGGCTGTTGATTGGTGAACGAGGCTTTGCGTAAGCCACTGGTGCTGCGGCGTGAACAACCGCTGCTGCGGTCACTTCATCTGCCACTGGTGCGGTTGTTTCTTCCACTGTGATCTCCTGTGGTTGTTCCTCGGCAGGTTGTTCTGCTTCGGTGGTTTCTGGGGTTTCTTCGGTAGCTGCTACGTCAGAAATTTGAGCATCCTTAAACGCTGGGTTTGTTACATGGGCAACGGCCTCAAGGTTGGCGGATGAAATTACCATCACGCCTTTCTCAACTGTGTATTCGTTGACCTTGGCTTCAATGCTAAATGCCGGGCGCAGTCCCTCGGATGCTTCGACTAGTGCATCGTTGCCAGCACCCGTTGGCGCAATCTTAAACGCCATCGAAATACCTGCTGGAGTAATTTCCTCGCTACCAGCAATACCACGACCCAATGGGCGTGTGCGGTCGTGTTCCATGTTCAAAACAATCTGGCTTGGGTCAATGTCGCCAAACGCGCCAAACTCAAAACGCACAGGGCCAGCGCTTGTGTTGCCAACCTTGCTAAACGGTACGACTAGCCCCTTGATGGTTCGGGTAACTGTGTCGGCGGCCAATACCTGGCCTTGAAAATTAAGTAGCATTTGATTCATTTCCTCTCGGTGCTAAGTCCATTTCCTCACGGGCTTCCTCAACGCTAATCAAGCCGTAGTCAAGCATTTTGCCTAGGACTTCGATCTGCTCAAGTGGGTTGCCGCGCAAGTAATCGTCAAGATCGAACCTGACCTCTTGACCTCTTGGGGTGATGTCATTCATGGTCAGTCTTTCCTCGATGCAGCTCATGAATGGGCGCAATGAGAAATCGACAAGGCTTCGGCGCTCTTGGCTCACGTTGGAGTAAGTTGCGCTGGCTGATTCGGCGTTGATGTACCAAGCAGGGATGTTGCACATACGCGCAATTTCAGCTGCGGTGTTTAAGCGTGATTCAGTGAGTTGCATCTGTCCGGCATCGTAACCAAAGGTCGTGACATCTAATGGACCAGATAGGTATGCGGTTGAGCGTGTGGCTCGGGCTTGCTTCCACTGGGCGAGTAGGCTCGACACCTGCTCTGGCGGTAAGTCAACGCCGCTATTCTTAATTACCATTGTTGGGTTTGGCTCGCTGGCCATTCTTTGGACTGCTTCCTCAAGTTTCAAAGCTGTGGAGATCGTGCGGCCACCTCGGTTAAGAATGCCCTCGTCAATACCGCTAAACATTATTAGGGATCCAACACCAGACATTGGCATCAAGCCACCCTCGATGTAGAAACCGTTCACGATCTCTTGGGTGTTCAAGTCAGTTGTAAAAGTGACCCGAGTTGGGTCAATGCGGCGAGCCTGTGTTGGGCGGCCATCCTCGTTGCTTACCTCTAGCACCTGCCAGAATGAGCGACCATGAAAGAGTAGATCCTCGACAGTCCAGGCCATAGTAACAGCTAGTGGGATTGCTGGATCTGGTTGCTTTAGTATTGTGCGACCCTCAACCTTTGCGCCTGTGATTTCGTTGTATGAGTAAAGGCCAAGAGTTGCAATAGTTCCAGCAATGATGTTTCTGGCTCTGGCAACTGCTGGCACTTGCATTGCGCTAGTTCGGTCTACTCTAAAAGTATTAAACGGAGTGAAATACGCATCCTGATAAAACGGGATAGCGATACCGGCACGCGCTTGGATCTCTGGCTTTTCAGCAGGTGCGCCCAATAAGAAATCTATGAATCCCATTCTCGCATCCAATCACATTAAATTACATCTGTGTAATTCTGTCAGGGTTTGTCACCTTGTTGCGCGTGTTGTCACCTAAGCGCTGACGATGCTTACACTTTGTTGTGGTTCAGTGGCGTGACCCACCGCCATGACCAAAGCGATTGCAGCTGTGATCGGTACTTGCGCGGCTCGTCTGGCAATGCGCCATCCACCATCCGATGCCGGGCGGCGAGCGCAACTGACAAGGTGGCTGTGCATAGTTTCCTGCGCTGGATGTAGCAGCTGCCGAGATTGCATTGCGTTCATTGCTTGGTCACACATGATCGAGAATCCTGCCGAGTTCCAAGGAGTTGGCGCTGTCGGGATTCCAGCCTGGGCAAGTCTTGGCGCAATGTAGCCAGCAGTATTTGGATCATAGGCAAGCACCCTTGGGCGATAGCGCCGAGTCAGTGCGGCTATTTCCCCAGCTAGTTCCAAGTCGTTGATTCCGCCCTCTTTTTTCCATTCGTGCAGGAATACTCCATACCCGTTTTCTCGCTGTTGCAAAGTAACTAGGCAAGCCAACTCCCGATTGAAATTTAGATCCATTGCCATCCAAGTTGGCAACCCATCCTCAAGCATGATGTCGGCTTCGCATTCGTTCCACACCTGCATTGGCCAAGGCGAGTCGATGGCATCCACCCACATACAAAGAGTTTCAGTTTTGAATGCATCGGGACTGTCAAAGGTTGCGGCATCCTTGATGTTCTGTTCGTTTATCGTGTAACCCATTGCAGGGTTGGCCATTTTCCAGGCTTCAATATCGTCAACCGATGAACCTGCTGGGGCGCTGTATTCGTAGTAACCCATCCGATCACTGGCGAAAGTCAAGGCGCGGCGGCGTTGTTCGTTTAGGACATTTGAAGTTAGATCCCCAGCATTGGATGTCCAAAACACTTGGGCATTGGGTCTGGCTCGGGTGATTGGCGTAACGGCTGCCCAGGTTGCTTCGTCAATTTCTCGCAGCTCATCGACATAAAGCAAATCGGCTGTGCTACCGCGTGGCCCCTCTGATGTCGCGGCTCGGATTGAATACTTGCGAATGCGCTCACACTTCTGACCACAGGCTTTTGGGTAGTGATGGCAATACACCTCTAACTCCTCTTGGCCGTTAGTCCGGGAAACTCGCTTGATCCGCTTTCGCATCCAGTCCAGGCTTTCGGCCATGTCAACTGTTTGCTTAAAAGTGTCCAAAGATAGCTGCCGAGTCTGGGACATGGCGATGGCATTCTTTTCGCCAAAGATGTAAAGGCCAGCAAGGATTCTCATCCGCATCATGTGAGTCTTGCCATTCTGCCGGGCGACCAAAACTCCCACACTTGACCGCGCCCATTTGCCGTTTGGCAAAATCTTTAGGGCATCATCCATGACGTGTTGTTGCCAGGGTAGGAGTGGGACTCCAAGTTCGTCAGCTAGCGCCGCCACTACTGGCCCTGCGCTTGGCAGCTTCAGACTTGGGCTTTCGATCCTTGGTTTGGATAAGCCGTAAATAATCTCCGACATGGTTTGTCCCGTCATTTTCCTCGCCCTGTTTTCCTGCTGTTCGTGTTTCAACTGTCAAGTGCAGCTGCTGGAGTGTTTGTAAATACTTAGCCGCTAAAGGTGTTGCTTCTTTAAGATCGCCCATGTCAAAGGCAGTGTCAAGCGCCAAAGCAATTCGCCTGGCTAATGTCAAAGCCGCTACATCAGTTGGGGCCAGCCAGTTCGCCACCGAGATTGCAGAATTCAACGATAGGTAGATGCCCATTGGTTTATTCTCTGGCGCTTCTGGATTCTTTAAAGTCATGACTTGAGCCTTTCGGTTGTGGGTGGATCAAATCTGATCAATCGGGGAGAAATAAGAGA